AATGAATAAAAAACCCTCAATTAAGAGGGTTATACTTACAACTAGGTTTTAGAATATGGCTTCAACATCATCAGCGTTGGTAGCTGTTGTTGGTTGACCATCATAGTCAAAGTCTGTGAAGTTATCTGACTTAGGTTCATACTTAACAAGGTTAGTAACTTGAACAGCCACTAACATTACTGAAGTACCTTCCTTAGTCACTTTACCGTTAGGAGCTTTGATAGCGTAGTCCTGAAGGTAGACCATAACGTTACCTTTAGAACCATTACCTATAGACTTTGGATCTATAGAGTCTTTCTTGGTATCTACTACACGTACTTTAGCGGCATCTGTACCATCTTTCTTAAGAGCTTTCTTCTTAAGATTGATAGATACACGACCAGTATCTTTACCATCACGGTCTTTAACTGGCTTTGGGTTACCATAAACAGCTAATTCAGAAGAACGCTTTTTAGGAACTTGGATGCTGATCTCGTACTGTTCAGTACCGAAAGGTGAAACAGGTTTGTCCAGTTTACACCAGTGTAATTCAACATCTTTGATGATTTCGTTACGCGAATTGTTGTCTTGTGTCGTCATGGGATGATTTCCTTTTGGAAGAAGTTTACTAGATGGTACCTAATAGAAATATTTTTCTAATAGGAGAACATAATGGAAAATGAAAATACAGCTAAACCAGAGAGTGGTTTTGCTGCTGGAAGGGGTACAATACCTTCAAAAGGTAAAACAGTACACCCTAACTCTTTGGCTAATCTCAGAATCATAACTTCTGAGACGGCTAGGTCAGCTCAGCTAAAGAGTGTTGCATCTAGACAGGCTAATATAGCCGCTAGAGAAGCATTTAAACTTAACGCTAAGAACTTTATTGAAGTGATGGATGAGTTACCTCGTTTATCTCCTTTGGATGTGTTAAGGATGGCTATTCATACTGCCATAGCTGATAACAACTATGAGGATGCTGCTCGATATGCTGCTCAATTAGCAGAGTATGAGAATCCTAAGTTAGCTCGTGTAGAGACTAACAACGTGACAAGAACAGTAGACCTAACAGATGAGGAACTGCAAGAGATAATCTCGAAAGAAGGTCTTTAAAGATAGTCTTGAGAGAGGTTTATTAAGAGAATAGTCTTTAGTTAGACTATTCTCTTTTTTATTACTCTTTTAAAAATAATATCTAATAGATATTATCTTTCAGAAACTCCCTATTAGGTACCGACTACTGGAGTTCTCATAAAACCCAAGTATTAACACCGTTAACGAACAGGTCTCTAACCTCATACGGCTTTAACCATGCAGCGACTGTCGCTGAGTCATGGTATAGAAAGTCGATGTCAGGTAGTAGTTTCTGTACGTAGTCGATGTAGTCTGCTTTAAATGCGTATAAAGTTGTCATATTAACCTTTCAGTTATGGTTTACTTACACCTCTCACATGTTTGACCCAGAGTAGCTTTCCGTGAAGAAAACACTTCTGGATCCCCGTAGTAGGATCAAATACAATTCTTGTATCTAACCCTATCTTCACCTTGATACGCTTTATGAGCGCATCATAGATTTCTTTGGCTGGTTCGCTTGGATTCTTGTTTAGTGATAATGTCATTTAGTTCTTTATCTTTATCTTTGTTACGACTGTCTTCTATTTCTAGACGACGCTTTTCTTGGACTGTCATATAGTAGATTTTAAATACTATCATAACAGCAAAGAATATGAGAATCATGTAGTACCAAGTCATAGGTTTTCCATAGCACATGGATTACCATGCTCATTAAAGAGTATACGTACATTGTGTATAGAATGTTCACTATCATCTACCCATGGATGACCTGTTTCGTGATCAAAGGATATGCATAGAGTCATGCTTGGTTCACCTAGTCTGAACATGTATTGGTCATTAGAGACTCTTACGATATCATCAGGCTCACTATAGGGCATCACTGGAGTCCAACTAATGAAAGGTGGTTTAGAGAATTCTATAGCTCTTCCTTTGAGATATGCTTGAGCGATGTTGAGGTTAAACCCTCTTGTACCGAAGTCTTTAAGATGTGCCATATATTTCCTTTGTTAAGTGTTGTGATAATCGTTTTTAGTTCGTTGTGCAGAGTTGTATACTTTACACATTTTGCTTTGGAAGTCAAAAATCCAATCATTCCAATACAAGTCTTCTAATGCAGCCCCTATAGGCCATTTTAGATCTGTTTCGTTAGACATATGATATACCGCTTGATCGAGCAGTTCATCTAGATCTATCTTTATTATGTTCATACAGTTTCCTTTGTTAAATGTCACGAGTTTGTCGCGAAAGAGTGTCGTAAGAGAGTGTCTGGTGGTTTGTTATTCTCCTTTTGCTTTCAACATTGCGTCTGCTAGTTGATAGGCTTTGCTTGCCATGTCTTCAAAACTTTTGACGTTCCATGAACTACCCATGAAACCTTGCATAGCCTTAGCCGCAAAGTAATCACGCAAGGTCATGCCTCGATGAGACAAAAAATTCTCATGCGGAAATGCTGATATGTTGTTCACTTTTATTCCTTTTGGATGTTGTGGTTGTGTTGTGGGAGAGTGTCTGGTGGGAATGTAACCTTTGGCTTACAGACCCCCCTCAAAACACTCTCCACGACCCCACTTCTTGCTGCTTCCTGAGCTAACTGTCCTCAAAGAACGTCTTCAGGTAACAGATCTTCCTATTAGAGTGTCCTCTAGTAGGCGTCGTTGGTAGGTAGTGATGGGTACCCCCATGTGATGGTACCTTTTTGTTACCTTAGTTAAGCCTTGCATCTGCCTTTGCTTCCTCTTCTGCCAGATACTTGTGTTCTGCCTCGGCATAACGCTTAAAGTAGGTGAGTTCATTGAGAAAATCCCTGAGAGAGTTGGTTACGTGGTAGACTTCGTCTCCGATGTCTAGGTTTTGCACTACGCTTTGGTAGCTCTGTAGTATTTCTACTAGTGTTGTCAGCTCTTTGCCTGTCATTTCAAGCTCAAACTGTGTTCTGTGTTTCCTTAGTATCATCCCAGCCTCACTACTTGGTCGTATGTGGCTGTATACTCTACCATTACACCGTCCAGAGAGACTGTTGTGCAGAGATTCTCTAAGGCTTCCTTGCTTGTGGCGTATGCGAAGCCTATGACTTGTGTTTCTGTGTTTAATGACAGAATCATTTTACACCCGAATTCCTCTAATGCTTCTTCTATCTCGTCAAAGGTAGATAAGCCAAAGGACTCTGGTGTCAGAGGGTTTAGTAGCAGGTATCTTGTCATTGTTTCTCCTTGAATATGACTGTTGTGTATAGCAGGATTGCCATACCCATAGACCTCTGGTTAGAAAGGTCTACAGGTAAGGTTAACTTAGCCTACAATGATAACATTATAGAACCATACGTTAGGATCGTTACCACCAGCAGCAACAAAGACTACCTCAGTACCTGTATTATAGGCAGCTTGGAGGTCAGATGTTAACTGCTTCAAGAGTTTGTCATCACTGAAACGATCGATACGACATTGACGCTTACGACCATCAGAACCAGTGGCTTCAATGGTACGAAGGTCAGCATTGTATGCAAGCACCTCAATGATAACAGGAACAGACTCACGATCACGACCAAATGGATTGTTCGTAGAGAATGAGACTTGAGCGCGTGGCTCGACTTTAAAGGAAGGAACGAATTTAGCCATGGATATCTCCTTAGTAGGCATTGATGAATGTCTTGGTACATACCCCAAGTGGTCTCTCCGTTATCTACCCGAGAAGAGCAGTGATTACTTCAGATTGAAGAACGCTAAGGTCTCTTCAAGAGCTTGTTCTTCGGCTAATAGCCTAGGCATATTAGCTTCGTACTCTTTGATACCAGCACGTTCCTCAAAGAACTCTCTTTGGACTTCATTGAAGTCTTCTAGCCTAACTTGTTGCATATGATTTCCTCTGCTTCAAATAATGCTATCGCTAACTGTGCGCAAGCCATGACCCCACACAGGAATATTGCTACTCCTAGTATCAAGTCAGTCTTACCACTCTCAAGTTCACCAAGTGTATACACTAGTGAGATTGACCATATTGATCCGAAGATCAGATGTTTGATTATGTTGATTAACAGTTCCATGAGTAGTCCTTAGAAGGTTGAGTAGCAACTAACAACAAGTCAACAAGTGACAAGTCACTAGCATACGCAGTACACCCATTAAATGTCTTCATGAAGAAGCCACATACAGGTGAATGAGATAACATATA